TCCAGAATTTAAGTGAAATACTCTTACCCCTGGTCTTACAAATCTAAAGAATTTTAGTCTTTGCAGAATTACTCTACATATACACACACACACAAACACACAATGAAGAATATCGAGATAATCGGTTACAAGCCCTCTTTGGCTAAACCTATTCGTGGTAATGTTGATCCTAACTCAAACATTAATTACGGTAATATCGTCGATTATGCTTTAAGAAAATACCTCACTAATGAGGAGTTTACTATCGTCACACGTGGCTATCGTCGCTCACAATGGGCTGAAGACAGTCTTAAAAGTGATTTAGATAAACTAGATTCAGACTACTTTCCCGTGCTCAAAGATACCCATTATTATAATGCTATCGAACACACTCGGAAATTATTTAAACCTGATTCTTTACTTAAGCCTATACATTTTTCTGACTTGCGCCATTACCCATGGCAGTTATCTACTAATATCGGTGCCCCTTTTGCTACTAGTAAAAGTTGGAACGAATACGTAATACAGAAATTCGATGAAGGTTTTACCAAATCTTATTATCGAGACTTATTTCGTGAAGCCCACGGAGAAAGTCTACTTCCTGAGATGATTGATCGTCGTATGACGAAACGCAATCTATACAATGAAATGTTCTTTATTAACCGCACAAATATCCACTTAATTAAAGATGGACACACTACTAACTCAAGTGGTCATGATCTCAAATATTGGAACACAGCATTTGCTCGACAGCATCTAGTTGAATCCCATGATGAAGATAAGATCCGCTTAGTATTCGGTGCTCCTTCCACATTTTTGATGGCTGAACTGACGTTTATCTGGCCTTTACAGACAAGCTTACTATACCAAGGAGAACGTTCTCCTATGCTATGGGGCTATGAAACCACTACTGGTGGTTGGTCTAGACTATATAAATGGGCCTCCTCTAGGATGCCTAGGTATGATTTTGTTGCTACTCTCGACTGGAAACGGTTTGATAGAGACGCTAGACATACTGTCATCTCTGATATACATCAACTTGTTATGAGATCATATTTTGATTTCAATAATGGATATCATCCTACAATCCACTACCCTGACTCCACCGGAGCCAACCCTCAAAGAATTGAGAACCTATGGAATTGGATGACTGACGCAACTTTAACGATTCCGCTAATGTTGCCTGACGGTAAGATACTTCGATTTAAACATTCTGGTATATACTCTGGATACTTCCAGACACAAATACTAGATTCGATGTACAATTGTGTTATGATCTTCACTGTTCTATCTAGAATGGGGTTTGATCTTGAAAGAGTTGAAATTAAAGTACAAGGAGATGATTCCATTTTCTTAATGTGCTATCCTTTCATTACTCTTCAAAATACGTTTCTACAGATGTTCGCTCACTATGCGAAAATTTACTTTGGATCAACTTTAAATATTGATAAAAGTGAAATATTACCTAGCCTTGAAAACGCTGAGGTATTGAAATATCGCAACCATGGTACTATGCCATATCGTGAAGAACTACAACTATTAGCTATGTTGAGACACCCTGAAAGGACTGTCTCGTTACCATCGCTGATGGCTCGATCCATCGGCATTGCTTATGCTAACTGTGGATTCCACTCTCGTGTCTACCAAATTTGCGAGGATATCTATAACTTTCTGAAAGCCGGAGGCTATAGCCCTGACCCGCATGGTTTACCAGGTAGTCTACGCTATAGGCAAAATTACGTTCCAGGATATTCTGAAGTTGACATTAGTCACTTCCCTAGTTATTTTGAAACTGTCCGCCTTCTCCAAGAGCCAACTCGTGACTTAGTTTCCGAAAAGCATTGGCCATTAAAACACTTTATCGGTATCCCCGGAAAGTCTTAAGTTTAAGACGTTATTTTTTTTCGTCTTTTCTCTTAAGAAAAAAAAAAAAAAAAAAAAA